CAAAATGGAGTTCCGATGCTCGCAATGGCACCGGCGAATATCTATTACAAACGCGTGTTCGGGCGCGATCCCATCGCCATGCAAGCCGACGGCGAAATGAGCATCGGCGACAACATCAACTTTTGTATGGAGATGGGCTATATCATATCTACTATGGCCGATGCCAAAGGCGACCGGGCGAAACTGGCCGCGATGAGCGAAGACGGCTACCTCGAATGGCTCGACCAGTTCGACACCGCCGCGCTTGTCGCTGCCGCGCCGGAAATCGCCGCCGTTTACAACGGCCAGAATGCGAGTGCGTCCGTCCCAAAAAAAGCGGACGCCTAACCGAAAGGCAGTATAATACGGCTGTATTTATGCTGCGCTGTATCGAGGTCGGGTTGACGTTCCCCGACCTCGATTTTTTGGAATATGGCGAAGCAACCGACGTCATCATTGAAAAGGGAAACGATAGCTGCGAATACAGGCAGCTTGCAACACAAGAGGATTTCGACAAATTTTAGGCAGGTGAAAGCCGATGCCCAGCACGAGCCGCATTGCCGGCATCACGATTGAACTAGGAGCGGATACCAAAGGATTTATAAAGGGCGTCCGCGACATCGACAAAGAAATCAACAAAACTCAAGGCACGCTCAAAGATATTAATAAGCTGCTGAAGTTCGATCCCAAGAACACCGAACTACTATCGCAGAAACAGGGGCAGCTAAAAAACGCCATCGACCAAACCAAAGAGCGTTTGAGGCAGCTTAAAAGCGTATCAAAAAGCAGCCTAAGCACGGAAGATTATGACGCCCTCCAGCGCGAAATCATTGATACCGAAAATGATTTAAAGCGCATGAAGGAAGAATACAAAAAGATCGGCAATATCAATCTCGTCGCGGTTGGCGACGCGATGAAGAAAATCGGCGCGGGCGTGGTCGAGGCGGGTAAGGCCGTGACGGAGCATTTGCTGATTCCGCTTGCAAAGGTGGGCGCGGCAGCGGCGGCGGCTGGTACGGCGGCGGTGGTATCGCTCACCAAATCCGCAACTGAAGCATTCGCCCAGTATCAGCAGCTCGAAGGCGGCGTGCAAACGCTGTTTGGCGCGGGCGGCAAATCGCTTGAAAAATACGCCGAGTCAGTAGGGAAATCCGTTGACGATGTGGCTGACGAATATTCGCGGCTTACCGGCGCGGAGAATACCGTGCTCGCCAATGCGCAAGAGGCGTGGCGCACGACCGGTCTTTCTGCAAACGAATACATGGAGACGGTTACGGGATTTTCTGCATCGCTGATTTCGTCGCTGGGCGGCGATACGCAAAAGGCCGCCGCGCTTGCGGATCAAGCCATGGTGCAGATGGCCGACAACGCAAACAAGATGGGCACGGAAATATCCAGCATCCAGAATGCGTATCAGGGCTTTGCAAAGGGCAACTTCACCATGCTGGATAATCTGAAGCTGGGCTATGGCGGGACGAAGCAGGAAATGGAGCGCCTGCTAAAAGACGCGCAAAAGCTCCAAAAGCAGCAGGGAAAGAACGTCAAATACAGTATCAATAATTTCGCTGACATCGTCGAAGCAATCAAGGTTGTGCAAGACGAAATGGGCATTACAGGCACGACAGCGGATGAGGCGGCAACCACAATCGAAGGCTCCATCAACGCCACGAAAGCGGCGTGGCAGAATGTGCTTGTTGCATTCGCCGGCGGCGGCACCGACATTAAATCCGCTATTGATGATCTTGTGAATTCCGGCATCAACGTAATCAAGAATATTTTGCCTGTTGTGAAAAACGTGATGCAGAATCTGGGCGGCGCGGTGAAACAGATTGCGCCCATCATCAGCGAAAACTTAGGCCCGCTACTCGAAGACATACTGCCGGTACTCATTGATTCGGTGGCGTCCATCGTGGGCGCGGTAGCAAATGCGCTTCCCGAAATCCTGCCCGTGCTGGGCAAGGCGTTTATGCAGATCGTCGACATCCTCAAAGGCATTGACTGGTTGGGCGTCGGGCGTCAACTCTGGGCGTGGATTGCATCGGCATTTTCGGCAATCGGCGCGTGGGCGTCCGAGAAATTCGGCGAACTTGTCACGGCCATCAAGGCTATTGACTGGGCGGCCGTGGGCGCGAATATCTGGAACTGGATCAAGAATGCGTTCGGGAATGCGTCCGAATGGGCGACGCTCAAATTCATTGAAATCAGCAGGGCCATAAAGGGTATAGACTGGTCGGGCGTCGGAAACACTATTTGGGAATGGATTCAAGGCGCTTTTGCGAATGTGGCAACGTGGTTCACTGATACTTTCGGTGCTGGCGCTACTGCGATATTTGCGGACGTGCCATGGGCGACCGAAGCGGTAAAAATTTGGGACGCCATCAAAGATGCGTTTTCCGGCGTGGTCGATTTCTATAAAACGCTATTCATTTCCGTTAAAGACGCCATCACGGGCGAAATATCGTGGAGCGAGGCTGGTACGGCCATCTTTAATGCGCTTACGTCCGCCTTTAGCGGCATCCTCGAATTCTTCATCACGCTTTTTGCATCGGCGAAAAATGTGATAATGAATATCAACTGGGCGCAAGCCGGAACCATCATTTGGGGTAAAATAACGACTGCGCTTGCGTCAATCGCAACGTGGTTCGGGGACAGGTTCCGCGAGGCAAAAGATGCTATTTATTCGATCGACTGGGCGAAAGCCGGCAGCACCGTTTGGAGCTGGATTAAAGGCGCCATCGCGTTTGCGGTTGACCGGCCCGTGAAATTCTTCAAGGATACGTTCAACAACGCCGTTGAAGCCGTTAAGAAAATCGACTGGGTAGGAATGGGCACAACGATTTGGGACTGGATCAAGGAGCCGTTCGCAAGTGTCGAGACGTGGTTTTCCGACACTTTCAAAGGCGCCGTGAATGCCGTAATCAGGCTCATCAATAAGATGACGGCAAAGGTTCGCGGCGGCATCAACAGCGTGATTGATGGCATCAATTCCGCGCTCACAATCAACATTCCTGCGATTGATGGCCCGTTCGGAATCCATTGGGACGGTTTCAAATGGTCGCCGAACCTTTCGCACGTAACCCTGTGGGACGACATCAAAGAACTTGCGAAAGGCGGCACGCTGCGCGAGGGCGGCCGCGCCATCGTCGGCGAGTACGCGCCCGAATACCTGCGCGTGGTAAATGGGCGAGCGATAGTCACGCCCATTGAAGACGGTTCGCGCGGCTGGAGGATGGGCGGCGGCGAGCAGAATATCACCATCAATATCTACCAGCATCCGGGGCAGAACGCGCAGGAACTCGCAAGCGCGGTGCAGCGGGTGCTGGTGCAGCAACAGCGACAAAGGGCGGTGGCCTATGCGTAATTATTTCACTCTTGGCGGCGTGGATAGCCGCACGTGTGGCGTGTACATCAGCGGGCAGGGGACTTTCAACTCCCCCGCCCGCGAACTCAATTTGATAGCGGTACCGGGGCGAAACGGGGATCTGATAGGGCTGGAAAAGCGGCTCCAAAACGTCGAACTGACCTATGCGGCTTTCATCTACGCTAATTTTGATTCCAATGTCGCCGCGCTGCGCTCGCTTCTGCTTTCCGATTCCGGGTACAGGCGACTTACGGACACCTACCACCCGAACGAATACCGCATGGCGGCCTATCGTGGGCCGCTGACCGTTTCCCCGACGCGGCGCAACAATGCCGGCCAGTTCAATATCGTTTTTCAATGCATGCCACAGCGCTATTTGATCTCCGGCGAAGCCGCGCAGACGTTCACGGCCGATGGGAGCATCACGAATCCGACGTCGTTCCCCGCGCAGCCGCTTTTGCGTGTGTACGGCACCGGATCTGTGGGCATCGGCTCCGACACCATCACGATTTCCAGCGCAGACGGATACACGGATATAGATTGCGCCATGATGCGCGCGTACAAAGGCGCGGTGGCGTGCGATGCAAATATCGCCGTATCCGGCATTGATTTTCCGACATTGCAGCCGGGCGAAAATGGCATCACGCTTGACGGTGTGACGCAAATCGACATTACGCCGAGGTGGTGGATAGTATGATCCCAATTCTGTATGATTCCGGCGAAACGGCATTCACTTCAAACGGACTTGGGCGGCTGGTGGACTGCGTAAGTTGCAAAGTCACTGAAGAACGCAACGGTATATTCGAATGCGAATTCCAGTATCCCGTAACAGGGCGAATGTACGATCAGATCATAGAGGGGCGAATCATCGCCGTTACGCACGATGACGCGCACGACATCCAGCCGTTCGACATCTACCGCCGCTCCGCGCCAATTGACGGCCTAGTCACCTTCAATGCGCACCATATTTCTTATCGGCTGGGCAACGTGATCTTGAGGCCGTACACGGCGACAAGCTGTGCGCAAGCCCTCGCCTTGATGGAAACTGAATGCTATAATTCGAACCCGTTCACCTTCTGGACGGACAAAGCTGTAAGCAAAACTTACACGTTGCAGACGCCCGCCGCGTGCAAGGCCATGTTGGGCGGTGAAACAAATTCGATCTTGTCCGTATTTGGCACAGGTGAATACGAATGGGATAAATGGACGGTAAAACTCCATTTGCACCGGGGCGCGGATCATGGGGTAACGATTCGATACGGCGTCAACCTTACCAGCATCGAACAGGAAAAAGATATTTCCGGGATGTATACGGCCGTTGCGCCGTACTGGAAAAACGACGAATCCGGCGTAGTGGTCACGCTCCCCGAGGGCATCGTCACGGCGACCGGGCAATCCGTCACGGTGCCAGTTCCGCTCGACCTGTCAAGCGAATTCGAAAGCGCGCCGACGGAATCCGAACTGCGCGCAAAAGCGCAGAGCGTGGTTGACGGCTCGAATGCGTGGGAACCGGACGAAAATATCAAGGTTTCGTTCGTCAACCTGGCACAGACGGAAGATTATAAGGATTTCGCCGTCCTCCAGCGCGTGCAACTGTGCGACCGCGTCACGGTGTACGATTCCGCGCTGAATGTGGCCGCCGTCTCGATGCAAGTTATCCGCGTGGTGTACAACACGCTTACGGATACTTATGATGAGATGGAGCTGGGCACGGCACGCACGTCTTTTGCTGACACAATCATGGCGCAGGTGGAATCAATCATGGGGCAGTACCCTAGCCGCGATATGATGGCCGACGCGATCCAAAGTGCGCTCGACCTCATCGCGGGCGGCACAGGCGGCCATGTGGTGATTGGCCGCAACGCAAACGGCGAGCCCAACGAAATCCTTATCATGGATACGGACGATACATCGACGGCGGTAAACGTGATCCGCATCAACGCGGCCGGCATCGGTTTTTCCACGACCGGCTACAATGGCCCGTTCACAACGGCATGGACGATTGACGGCTCTTTTGTGGCTGATTTCATCACGTCGGGCACGATCAACGCGAATCTGATTAAAGCGGGCATTCTCACCGGCGCGAATGGGCTGTCATACTGGAATCTCGAAACCGGCGAACTCAAAATCGCCATTACGAACAACGATGGTGCTGACATGTTCCTATCAACGCTTATGTGGGTAGATTCCGAGGGCTTGCACATCGGGCTTGCGCAAAGCAACGGCGAAGTTGTAATCTCGAACACCGGCGTAAAAATCAAGATCAATGGCGAGGCGTTCGCGCAGTTCGCGGCAAACTATGTGCAATTTGGCAACTACCAGATGCGCCGCACGGCAGACGGCGGCATCGCATTTAGGATCGTTCCGGGGGTGAGCGCATGACCTATCCGCAAGAGCCAGCAACTAATATCACGGCGACGCTGGATGCTTTTTCGATGTCGCCGCACGCATTCACGGCCGGCGACATCATCCAGTTTACGGCGACCATCACAAATACGTCAAGCGCTCCGCGCGTGATTTATCCGAGTTCAATCGGATATTTCGAAAACGGCACTTTCTATGGCCTTGCGTTCAACGCCGCTGGTACATCCGTCGCCGCCGGCGAATCGATGGACTTTTCAATCCAAATTGATACGAGCAATACAACGATTGCCGATCATGCGCGCCTCCAGACTTTGTGCGCGCAGATGGTGAGCGACGGCGTCCGCGCGAACAACGGCTTGACGCTTAATGTCATCACACAACAGTTCGGTCTCGCGCCCGTGGAGGAGTATTACCCGCTCGCTCTGACCTATGCTGTATTCGATAAGCATTATACGCCATCCATACCCGTATTCATCGTCGGCCGCTATGATGCGGGCGGGCAGGACGACGACGGCGGCGAATATGTGTGGGTGACGGCCACCATCAACGATGCCAGCGCCCCGCCGAGCGGGACTTTTAGCGCATCAATCGCTTACGCGCAAGACGCAGAACCAGACGCAACCAGCACCACCGTTGATCTGACGGCCTCGATTCCTGATTTGCTCTCCGGCGTGACAAAAGACAAAACGCTGGTGACGGCGACGTTTTCGGGGAATCACGACTGGTATTTCCGTCTGACCTATGGCGATGCATACGAGACCGCAACGGCGTTGACTTCTATCGGTATCGCGTTCGCGGTGCTCCATCTTTCCGGTGTGAGCACCGGCGGCGTGGCGCTGGGTATGTTCTCAACGGCGACGGAAGGCAATCCTAAATTCCAAGTCAATCCCGATTGGGCGGTTGAGATGGGCGGCGGCTCCGGCGGCGAATCCTACGATACTACCGCCGGTGAGGTGGATACCGGCGCGACGTGGACGGACGGCGACGGCACGAAGCCGATTTACAAGCAGATATTCACCAGCACCGGCGCGCATACGTCGTTCGGCTCAATCGGCACCATCTCGGATTTCGACAAATTAATCCGCATGGACGGGCACGTCAAAACAAACGCAAACTGGCTGCCGATCTGGTACAGCGCCGGGAACACCTACGCTTCCGCGCGTGTGTCCACGGCGGGTGCGGTGAACGTGATATTCACCGGCTCCGGCACGCCCACATTCGTTGTGATCGTATATTATACTAAGACTTGAGGTGATTTTCAATGGCTGTAAAAATCGGCGGCGCAAGCATCGATGAGCGCGGCAAGGCGACCGGCGGCAAGGCCGGCGACCAGACCGGGCGTGAAGTGAGGGTGCAAGACTGGTATCGCCACAAAAAGGACTGGCGTGTGTTTCGACCCAAAAGCGCGCGTACGGGGGATATGATCTCCGACGATATGCGCTGGGCGTGTGGGAATAAATATATCGGCTACGATCAAGCGCAGCGGGATACGCTCTATAAGGCCGCGCAGCCGCACAAATTCGATTGCGCGGAAGTCAAGATTCCGTGCGAAACGGATTGCAGCGCGCTGGTGCGCGTGTGCTGCGCCTACGCGGGCATCATGCTGCCGAATTTCAACACGTCCACGGAGGCAAACGCGCTTTTGCGTTCCGGGGCTTTCGTGGAGATGATCGGCGCGAAATACACCAAATCAAGCGATTATCTGCGCCGGGGCGACGTGCTTGTAACGCGCACGAAAGGCCATACTGTTGTAGTGCTCAACGATGGCCCACTATGCGAGGTGGGGCCGGAACCGGAACCCGATTATAATTTGGGTGATCGAGTACTAAAAAACGGACTCGATGGTGAGGACGTGAAAGAACTCCAAAAGCTGCTGATTGAGGCGGGATATTCGTGCGGCCCGTGGGGGCCGGATGGGGATTTCGGGGATGCAACAGAAGCAGCCCTCGCGCGGTGGCAAGAGGCGCACGGGCTGAAGATCGACGGCATCTACGGCCCGGAATCGCACGCGGCCATGATGGAGGATCAGCGCGAAAGCGGCGACGGCGAGCCGCTGCGCGTCCGCGTGACCGGCGGGCAAGTCAACGTCCGAGAGGCGCCCACCACCAATGCGGGCGTTATCGGCGTGGTGTATTCCGGGATGCTGCTGCACTTCGACGGCGAAATCTCCGAAAATGGCTGGTATTTGGTGCAGCACAACGGCAGAAACGGCTGGATTTCGGGGAAATATGGGAGGCTTGTAGAATGAGCGACGCGGTGATTGTGGCGCTCATTACGGGCGCGTGCGCCATCGTGGCGCAGCTTATCATATCCCGGCAATCTAGCAAAGATATTTACGCCCAGCTTGACAAGCATCAAGCCGTAACCGAAACAAAACTGGAAGAGTTGACGCGGGAGGTGCGCACACATAACGATTTCGCGCGGCGCGTGCCCGTGCTGGAGGAACAAATCAAGGTTGCGAATCATCGCATCGAGGACTTAGAAAGGAATGGATGATATGAGCGAATATTGGAAAAAGTGGTGCGCCGCCGCCGGCATCCGCGCCATTAAAACGGTATCCCAGACGGCCGCCGCCACCATCGCCACCGCCGCCGTGATGAGCGAGGTAAATTGGCCCATGGTGGCAAGCGCCTCTTTGCTTGCCGGCATTCTGTCCCTGCTGACTTCCATCGCTGGATTGCCGGAAGTCGAGAAGTAAAAGATTCCCCCGCCGCTATGGCGGGGGATATTGCTATTTTTGGATTAGTTCGATCCAGTCTACGCCCAGCGCGGCGGCGATGCGCTGGAGCGTTTGCATCTTGGGCACCCGGCCGCCCGTTTCCCATCGCGCTATGATGCTTTGGCCTACGCCTAGCGCATCGGCGAGTTGCTTTTGCGTCATGCCCTTGTCGATGCGCGCGGCGGCGATGGGGGAATCATTGGTGCGGCGCGGGGCCTGCCTGTAATCAGTCATTTGTCATTCTCCTTGCGTTTGCGGTAGTTAATGCGCGCATTTGCGTTAATGGCGTCCTTATCGGCGCGCGTCAATGCCTTGTATCGTGCTTTACGCCGCTCAACGGATGCTGGTTTGCTCTGATACTTGCGCCACGATTCCAACTTGCCGGCGTGCCGGCATTCTGGGCTACAATACATCGCATAGCTTTTGCCGCTGTCAAATTCCCGGCTGCATACCGGGCAAACGCGACGGATGTTGGTTTCGTGCTTGCGCATCCTTGCGCGATCTTCCGACGTGTAGTGCTCCTTACTGTACGCTGTCCTCGCCGTGATAATGTTTTCTTTGACCGCTACCGGTGCGCATACACGGCAATACCGTTGCAAGCCTCCCTCGACAATGTACGGTTTTCCGCAGCGCTGGCAAATGTCCGTCGAACCCAACTTGCGGACAGCACCGGCTTTCACGCGCTGTTGGTATTCGCGGCTTGCCCGCGACCTCGCAACCGCTGCACACTCCGGGCATCGCTTGGACTTGATATGCCCGTAGAATGGTTTGCCGCAATCTATGCACACAGCATCGTGGTACACCCCACATTTTGGGCGCTTTGAAGTGTCCCTACGCGCATTGCGGCGTACACCTTCCTGTGCGCAGGCGTCACAGCAGTAAATGCGGCGGCCCGCCGGGACGGGCCTGCCGCAGATCGCGCATCGCCTCTCACTCATCGATATCCCTGATCTCCTCCACGCACATCGGCTCGCTACCGCTCATGTCGATTACCGCTACGTATGCGTCCTCCCAGCCGTCTTTGCGACACTCGCGCACCATGGCCATCGCCTCGTCAAGGTCGTAGCTGCCGGTGCCCCAGTCGTTATCTCCATTCTCCCTCATCGCCGCGTACCACATTGTCAATTCCTCCTTTGCTCTGCCTTTCCCCTTGGGACAATTATATTATATATCCAAATGGTCATATAGTCAATAGGTCTGGAGCATGTTTAACAAACGGTTTACAATGCGTCGTGTCATAATTCGTGGCATAATTTTATCCGGCATACTGGACTTTAGTCCAATTTACTGGACTTTAGTCCAATTTGCCAGACTACAAAAATCCAACAAAATAAGCAAAAGCAAGGAAGCCTTGATATTCAAGGCTTCCTTGTATGGTGCCGGTGGTGGGACTTGAACCCACATCCAATGCTGAAATTATTGAGCCTCTGGGCCATCGTGGCATAAATCGTGGCATATCGCCGCGTTTATGACCGCGTCGAGGCTCTTTTGTTTGTCTGGCTGGACGTGCTGGTATACAGCCTTGAGCATGTGCGGCGTGGCGTGCCCCATGCGCTGCATAGCGTATTTGTCCGGCACTCCCAGTGCCAACAGGGACGATGCGTAGTAGTGGCGCAGGGCGTGGAAGCGCACCCGAACGCCAACGCGGCGACACGTGCGCTCGAAACTATCCGTAATGGCAACGGGCGTCATGCCCACGGGCAGCGGGTGCCGCTGGAGGGCCTCTGCCACTACATCTGGCACGGCGAGCACGCGCGCGCCGGCATAGGATTTGGGCGATTTGATGTGGATCGCGCCATCATCACCCAGCACGGCGGCCTTGCTGATCGTGAGCGCGTGCCCGTCATAGTCCGCGGGGGTGAGCGCGCATATTTCAGAGCGCCGAAGCCCCATCGCGGCGGCGAGCAGTACGGGCAGTTCCATTCGCGTTCCGCGCACATCGTCGAGTATGGCTCGCATCGCGCCGGCGTCGGGAATCTCTATTTCCGTGCGCGTCTTTTGCGGCAGGTGCGCGGCGGGCGCGAATCCTGGCGCGTATACTGCCAGCGCGGCGGTGAGCAGGGCGTACTGGTTGCGCACAGTTTTTGGGCTGTGCGCCATGGCTTCGACGTTCACGGCCTTTTGCACGTCTTCCGGTGTCAAGCGATCCAGCCGGACGCCCATTATAGATGATAGATTATTCTTTCGGATTTTCCGATATGCGCAGATCGTTGAGGGCGAAAGCACAGCGCTTCGCGCGTCGATATATCTATCTATCGCCTCGCCAACCGTAATTGCGCCGGGGCTGGCCTTTACATGCTCGCCGGCGAGATATTGCGCGGCGACGTATTCGGCCTCTTTCCGCGTGGGCGCCGTGAAACTCTTATATATGTATTTGCCCTCCGATTTGCCAGCGCATACCCGCACGCGCCAGCTTCCGGAGGGCAGTTTCTTTGCCCGCGCCATTATGATTTCTTCATTCGCGCGAACGCGATGTAGCAAAGGATGGCTTCAGCGACCGAATCGAAAAACCACGGCGGCATAACCAGTATGGCGACGCTGTACAGGATGCCCGCCGTCAAGGCCGCCCACCGGGCCGATGCGAACAGGGCGATCAAGAGAAACAACAGTCCGAACGACATAATCACCATGTGCGGCATCGTCAGACCGGCGGCAATAGCGGTGCCCAGCTCGTTGCTTTGCGCGGCGAGCGACCCGCTCCAGTACTTCCAAACATAGATGGCCATTGCTACGCCTATCACGGCCGCGATGGCGAGCAGGATCCTTCCCGGGTGCTTCTTCTTTTCCATTCCGATTCCCTCCTATCAAATATCGCGCCTTATCTGCACGGCCACGCCTACCACGCGCACCGGCAGTTGCTGCACCTCATCGGGCGAAAATACCCGCGTTTCATACTCGGGATTGAGCGGCACAAGCATCATGCCTTTTTCGCCGTATTTTACGCGCTTAAATGTTGCGTCGTCCGAATTGACCATCACGGCGCAATCCTGCCCGTTTTCGCAAACGTCCGTGCGCCGGAATATCACCACATCGCCCGATTCGTAACGCGGGGACATGCTGTCGCCGCTGATTTTCAATCCGAAAAACTCGCGCCCGCCCCGCGCCCATTCTTGCGGGATCTCTTCCCAATCAATAATATCTTCTATCGCCTCAATCGGGATGCCCGCCGGGATGACGCCCAGCACCGGCACGCGCACAGCGCCAGGGGAGACATGCGGCTTATCAAGCACGTTGCCTTGCAAAAGAGCATCCGCGCTTATGTCGAGCGCATCGGCTATTCTGCGCAGGGCTTTTGCAGTGGGATCAACGCGCCCAGCTTCATAGCGCGCTATGCTGATGCGGCTTATTCCTGTACGCTCAGCAAGTTCATCTTGCGTGTATCCGCGCCTTTCGCGCATAATCCTGATAGCATCGCACATTTCGCCAGACATGTTGCCACCTCCCTTTGCAAGCCTATTGTAGCACATTTGACACAAAAAGAAAATATCATAAATGACATTATTTCTATTGACAATACATATCATATATGATATGATTATAGCGTGGTCAGCAAAGGAGGGGATCAAATGGGCAAGACCAACAACAGCGGCATTAAAGATGCACGCAAGGCGCGCGGCCTGACGCAAGAAGAACTTGCTACCGCATCCGGCGTTAGCCGGGTGAGCATCGCGCGGTATGAGACTGGCGTATGTGCGCCGTCCACGTCCAGCGCGATAAAAATCGCCGCCGCGCTTGATTGTACGCTCGACGAACTGCTCAAGAAAGCGGTTGTGGAGGTGTAGCGGATGGGGGCGAAAGAGGACGCAATCCGCAAACTCAATCAGGCCCGCGCGTTTGATGCGCTGTTGGACAAGTACCGCGCCTTGTACGGGCTGAACGACAAGCAGATGCAAGATATTCTGGGCGTCGGGCGCTCAACATACTACGCGATGAAGAACGACGCGAGCCACGTCACGATTGAGATGTTGCAGCGGATGCGGATCGGGTTGCAAATACCCAAGGAAGAACTGTTGAAAGTGATCTAGAAGGGGAAGCAAATGAAGGTCGAAATGAACTGGCACAAAGTCGCCGATGAGGGCCTGCCGGATGCTGCGGGGATGTACCTTATAATGACGCGCGGCGGGCATCTGTCGTTCCTGCCGTACAGCCCGCGCTACAAGATTTTCAACGCGAACGATTCTGACAAGGATTTCGAGGCGTTCGACACGGGGATCGAAGGCGTCTGGTGGGCCGAGATTCCGGCCAAGCTGCAAAAGGTGTGTGACGCGCAGACGCGCGCATTTCTCGAAAGCGAGGGATTTTGATGCTGCGGAACATGATATGGATTCTGGGCGATTGGTTCGCGGATCGGGCGCCCTCGGAGATATTCCTCGTGGCGTTTGTGCTGGGAAGCGTGCTGTCGTGGTTTGCGGCGAAAGAGTGGTTCGCCGCGGAGGTGGATGATGGCGAAGCATCGAAGATGGACGAATGACGAATTGCAGCAGATTGCGCGGCTGCGCGACGAGGGCTTGAACCTCGGGGAAATCGCTGAAATGTTCGGAACGTCACGGTGGGTTGTGCGGCGGGCGCTGAAATGCCTTATCAATGTTGACGGGAAAATCAAGCCCGACCGCCGCCGTGCCTACGAAACAGACCGCGTGCAAGCACTGAATCTGCGCGCAAAGGGACTTTCATTGGAAGAGATAGCCGACATGCTCAACGTCCACGCGGCGCAGCTTGAAAGCCTGTGCAAGCGGCACGAAGCAAAGAACGACGGCACGCCGTCCGATGTGCTGATGTGCGGGGACTGCCGGAAATGGGCCTACACCGGGAAAATGATCTGGCCATACGGCAAGATTGGAATCTGTGAGCGGGACGGGGCGACCGTACCACGCTCGAACAAATGCAGATATGGAGATGATGATTAGATGGGTGCCATCACGCCGGGCCGCTATCAGCCGTGCATGTTCGCGGAAAAAGTGATGCTGAAGAAAAGCGTCACGCCGGAAAACCTGTTCGAAGCCGCCGTGCACATGCTGGCGCTTGAGATCGACGCCCGGGAAAACAACAAGGACATGGCGGCGGCAAGTTACCGCCATCTGGCCGAACGGCTCAAATACAAGCTGGAGATGCTGAAAGGGGGTGCACTGTGACGTGTAAAGTGATTCCCCCGACGCGGGGAAGTGCGCCGGGGGAATCGGGTACAGGCCAAAGAGGACACTATTATGATAGCACGGATGAGGACAAAAAACAAGGGGGAGTGCGAATCAATGGAAGGCAAGATTTACAAGGCCATACCCGCCGCGATGGCTGACATCGGCGCGATAGGCAAGGACAGCCGGAACCAGCAGCAAGGATTCATGTATCGGGGCATCGACGCCGTGATGAACGCGCTGAATCCGGTACTTCAAAAGCACGGGCTTTTCGTGGTGCCCGAGGTGATCGAACAGACGCGGGAGGAGCGGCAGACCTCGAAGGGCGGGAATCTGCTGTACAGCATCCTCAAAATGAAGTACACGCTGTGTGCGGATGACGGATCGTCCGTTTCCGCCGTGGTGATCGGCGAGGGCATGGACAGCGGCGACAAGGCCAGCAACAAGGCTATGAGCGTTGCGTACAAGTACGCCATGTTCCAGCTATTCAGCATCCCGACCGAGGAAATGAAGGATCCGGACGCTGAAACGCCTCCGGAAAGCACGCCCAAAGCGCCGAAGGTGACGGAAGAGCATTTGATCGGACTGCGCGCCATGTGTACGGCCGAACAGCTATCGGCGATTTGCCGCAAATACAACGTCAAGCAGCCGGAAGACCTGCCCGACGATAAAGCCGTTGCAATGGTTGAAAAGATGCTAGAGAGGGAGGGGAGCAAATGAACTTGTATACGCTGACTGGGGACTATCTCGATGCGGTAGCAGCCTATGAGGCCGCCGAGACGCCGGAAGATCAAGAGGCCGCGCTGGTGGCGCTGGACGGCATCGAGTGCGCCATCGAGGACAAGGCGAATGCCTACGCGCGAATCATGCGCAACGCGGAAGCAGAAGCCGCCTCCTATGGCGATGAGATCAAGCGCCTCACCGGGTGCAAGCGCCGTGCGGAAGCGCTCGCCGGGCGGATGAAAACGGGGATGCTCGCTGCCATGCAAGCGACCGGCGCACCGAAAATCCAGACTGAAATCGGGACGTGGACGCGCCGCCTCAATCCGTATTCGGTGCAGGTGCTTGACGTTGACGCGGTGCCGGAACGATTCCTGATTCCGCAGCCGCCGACCGTTGATAAGCGCGCCATGCTAGCAGAATTCAAGGAAACGGGCGAAATATTCGAGGGCGTACAGTTCGCGCGCTCCGAAAGCGTGAGCCTTAAATGATCCGCACACTAGGCCGGGCGCTCGAAGGGCCGGCCGGAACGATCATCGCCACCGAGCGCCCGCCGGTTCCAAACATCTCCGACCGCGTCGAGGTGATCTGGCACGACAAGCGCCTCATCTCGCCCGACCAGCGCAAGAAGGCATACGCGCTCATGGCAGAAATCGCCGAATGGAGCGGGGCGACGCCGGATGAGATCAAAGCCGCGATGAAGGTTGACTTCCGCGCGCGTACGCTGGAAACGATGCACGCGGAACTTATAAGCCTGGCCGATGCGGATATGAGCACGGCGCGTGAATTCATCAGCTTCTTGATTGATTTCATGATCGAAAACGACGTGCCCAGCTCGCGCCCGCTGGCAGATATGGCGGATGACATCGCCCGCTATGTGTACGCATGTTGCATCCACCGCAAATGCGCGGTATGCGGGCGGCGGGGCGAGATACACCACATCGACAGGGTAGGCATGGGCGGCGACCGGAAAGAGATGTGCCACATCGGGATGCGGGTGCTCCCGCTGTGCCGGGGCCATCACCAAGAGGCGCATGAGCGCGGGGATGGATGGATGATGCGAGAGTATCATTTGGAGCCGGTAGAAGTGGATGATAGGATCGCGAAGATCAACAAACTTGGGATGGTGCAATGAGAAAAATCGTCACGAAGGCCATGAAAGCCGCCATTGGCGACCATTGCGTAAACTGCGGAGCGACCGATGGCCTTCAATACCATCATATCGTACCGCTTGCGTTTGGTGGCAATGATGTGCCTGAGAATATGGTTTGCCTGTGCCGGGACTGCCACAGCTTGATCCACTACGGCAAGCGAGGCGTTATCGCCCACAATGATGCGGTAAAAGCTGGTGTACATGCAGCGATAGAACGCGGTGTGCACTTCGGCAGAAAAACAGCCGTTACCGAGGACAAGGTGCGATTCATCGCAGAACACAGCACGCAGTTTGCGCCTTGCAGCACGATGACGGAGCCGGAGATTAGGGACGCGCTGGGTGTTGGAAATACCACGTACTTCAAGATCAAGCGCACACTGATGGACGCGATGAACGCAGCGGTCTGGCCGTATAAGTGGGATAAGCCTCGATCTTGCGCGTATCGGCCACAGTATGCACACGCAATCGAGGCAAGGAGGGCGCAATAGATGCTGACTTACTTCAAGGCTTACGCTGACTTCGACGCGCTTACGGTGGAGATCACAGACGCGGAAAAGGCCAATCTGCTATTGATGGCATATCGCTATGCCACTACCGGCGCTGAACCTGTGTTCGTCGGAAACGACCGCTTTTATTGGGCGATGATGAAGGCGCAGATCGACCGCGATCAAGAATCCTACGATAAGAAGGTTTCTGCTGGTGCCGCCGGTGGCCGTCCAGCAAAAGCAGACGAAAGCACCGAAAAGCAGACGAAAGCAGACGAAAGCACCGAAAAGCAGAGCGAACCTCCTTTTAAGAACAAGAACAAGAACAAGACAGAAGATCAAGACCAAGAACAAGAACAAGACGGGAAACCTGTAACGCGCGCAAGCGCGCTTGACCGACGGTTCGCGGCCTTCTGGGCGGCATACCCGAAAAAGGTGGGCAAACAGGACGCACTTCGGGCGTTTGCGCGGCTGAAAGTGAGTGAAGACCAGCTCGCCGCCATGCTCGCCGCCATCGAACAGCAACGCGCCTCGCCGCAGTGGGCAAAGGATGGCGGGCAGTACATACCGAACCCGGCTACGTGGCTCCGTCAGGGGCGTTGGGAAGATGAGCCTTTATCGCCGCCGCAATCGGACGCGGCGCGGCTGCTGGCAATGGCTGAGCGATACGCGGAAATGGGGGTGTGAGTCGTGACGATGGCGGAAACGGCGAAGGTGCTTGCGCTGATCGTGGCGGCCTATCCGGGGCGCGGCGTTAAGGCCGACGAAATGACGGTGGGGCTGTGGCACGATATGTTCGCGGATGATGATGTGCGAGAAGTGATGCTGGCCGTCAAGGCCATGTTCGCGACGTGCAAGTTTCCGCCCACCATCGCCGATGTGAAAGAGGCGATGCAGCGGCAACGCGCCATTGCACGCGGCGATCTGAGCGCCGGCGAAGCGTGGGAAAAGGTGGTGCGCGAGATTCGGCGAAACTACTGTCACCCGGACAAGGCCCGCGCGGAACTGGGCGAAAATATCTGGGCGGTGATCCAGCAGTGTGGCGGGTGGAGCGTGTGCGGGAATAGCGAAATCACAGTAATTTCCGCGCAGTTCGAGCGCCGATACAACGCCCGCAAAGAGCAGCAAGCCTACGCGGAGAAGCTGCCCGCCGGGATAGCGCAGGGCATGAAAGAACTGCTAGGCGTGATGATGATTGAGGGGGGCGAACCGTGAGCGAATACGTGACGGGGAGCAACTACATCAAGCAGGATTGGGGCGTCATCGCAATATTTGATGCCTCGATGGGGCTGGTGACTGATACGAGCGGCGGCTATCCGTATCAATCGCCGATGATGGGATGGGCGGCGACCAACGCGCGCATGGACGCCTACAACGCCGAGCGCGAACGCATGATAGCGGCGGGTTATGCGCGAAAGATGGACGATGAGCGCATCAATGCGCTGGTGGAGGCGGCGCGATGAGACAGATTAAGGATTTCGTGCCGCGCGAATCGGCAGAACAAGAGGCGCTGATGGATTGGGCGAACCGCGCATCTGGCAAATGGCCAGAGCTGGCATTGCTCTACCACATCCCGAACGGGGGAAGCCGTAACGAGATCGAAGCCGCGCACCTGCGCCGGCAGGGCGTGAAAGCGGGCGTGCCGGATCTGTGCTTGCCGGTCGCGCGGGGCGGGTGCCATGGGCTGTACATCGAGCTCAAGCGCATGCAGGGCGGGCGGATCAGCCCGAATCAATCCGCGTGGCTGATGGCGCTGAACGCGCAAGGATACGCGGCCGTGGTGTGCAATGGGTGGGAAGAGGCAAAAGAAACGATTGAAAACTATCTGAAGGGGGATCAAGTGTGAATCACGTTGAAATCATCGGCAATCTTACGCGCGATCCAGAGGCGCGCACCACTCAAAGCGGCGTCGCCGTAACCACGTTCACGGTGGCGGTGAACCGCCGATTCATCAACCAGCAGACCGGCCAGCGCGATGCGGATTTTTTCAACGTCGTCACGTGGCGCAAGGCTGCCGAAGCGTGCGCGAAATGCCTTGCCAAGGGGCGAAAGGTGGCCGTGGTGGGAAGCCTCCAGAATCGCACGTGGGAGGACGCCGACGGCAATAAACACTATGCAACGGAGATCATCGCGGACGAAGTCGAATTCCTGACCAGCCACAAGGCCGACGGGGCGCCGGAAGCTGCGTCGGGAGCGCCGGCGGACGATGATGATTTGCCGTTCTAGGGGGCGAATGAAGATGACCTTTGCAGAATATCAAGCCGCCGCGCGGCGAACGCAGAACCCGGAATTGAGCATCAATGAAACGCTGGAGCACGCGCTGTGGGGGCTTGCGTCAGAATGCGGCGAGGTGTGCGGGCTGTTCCAGAAGCGGTTGCAGGGGCACGCCATCGAAGCGGACGCGGTGCTGAAAGAAATTGGCGACGTGCTGTGGATGCTGGCGGAGTTGTGCGATGTGTTGGAGATGGACTTGGGGCATGTTGCCGGGGAGAACATCGAGAAGTTGAAGAGGCGCTACCCGAATGGATTTGAGGCGTGGCGCAGTGTGGGGAGGGACGAAGAATGATTGATCTGGAGAGGGTCATCAATGGGATGGAGCATTGCTTGGAAATCGATGGAGACGGAACTTGCGAAGGGTGCCCATACGACGATGATTGTTTCACCGAGAACGTTGAATTCGGCGAACCAATGATGCGCGATGCCCTTGCCCTGCTGAAAGCGCAGTCGGAAGAACTTGATCGGCTGAAACTCTGCCGACATAACTGCAAGATTGAATGCTTGCTGGACGAGTACAACAAAGTCGTTGCCGAGCGTGATGCGCTACGGAAGGCCCAGGAGCCAGTTGCAGCCGTAAAAAGGGCGTTCACGGCTT